CTGAAGATTTCATAGCCCCTGTTGTTAAAGTCCAACAAACGCATAATATAATTAAACTCTTTTTCGATAGACTCTTTTTGTGCGTCAGAAAGTTTTGTGTGTTCTAGAGAGATACCTACAGGGAATCTTTTTTCGTTTGTGTTTACGATAGATTCGTTACAGATATCTTCAACAGCCTGCTCGATCTCTGGCTGCATAGCCATTTCACGATATTTGCTGATAAACTGGGCTTCGTTTCTAAGAGAGCCATCAAGATCGATACCGATACCGTAGTACCCACCAGCATCAACTGGCATGGCATCGTCGAGTTCAGGAAGTACGAATGAGGTGGCTTTTTTCTCTATTGGAGTCTGACTCGCAAGTGCCTCTTTTTTCGCTCTTCCTATTGAAATTCCAAACAATTCAATAGGCATATTGTATAATCCTCAATTATTCGTCTGCGTTTCCAACTCCAATGCCGTTTGGAGAGGGAAGACCAGTCGTTCTATGATATTGATATCTGAGGGTGACTTGGAAAGAAGTGAGTTCATTTCCTTCTGCGGTAAGATCAATTCCAGACACACTAGTTGGGAAACACGCATCAAGTTCGTATGCCTTGATTGGTTTTCCTTGTCTATTAAGTTGTGTCACAGTCCAAGTTGAGAACAATGCCGTGTTGTTTGCAATATTAAAGTTAACATCATCGGCAATGTGATCTCTAGCACCGTCAATTCTGTCAACATATCTTTCAAAAGCAGTTCTGATTGACATGTCTTCGTCATTGAGGATTGTAATCGTCCACGGCTCATAAGTTCTAAAGCCGGGAAGATAAACCTGTCTCCCTCTATGGTTCACAGTGATTTCATTAAGTGTGGATGGAGGAAGTTGGGCAGCAGTGCAAAGAAACGCCAAATCTTGTTTATCTTCTCCGCTCAAAATTGAAGAGTTCGTATCAATTCTGAACAAAGACGAATATACGCCACCGCCTAGTCTAGATTTGAATTTGTTAATGTCCATCCAGTTATCTCCTTAGTAGTATGTATTAGGCTGTTCCGGCGATCTCGTCAAAGTTCACACCAGTTCTAGTGGCGACAAAGTTAAGAGTGATGAAGTTGATCGAGCGTGTGGGTTGCACAAAGATATCTGCAACAAACTCGTTTCTATCAATCACTGCCGATGTGTTGTTGGACTCGTCACAAATCACCTTAAAGTCGGTGATGCCGCGTCGAGACTGAACATCCGCAAGGAATGGCTCAATCAAACCTCTAAACTGAGATCGAGTAAACTCATCATTCAGTTCAAAGA